GATATAATACAACAACAAATGAATTTGAGGGATATACTACCGAATGGGGAGGTATTGGTGGTGGAGATGTAGCAACTATATACTATAATGCATTTACAGGAGATGGCACTACAGTTGCTTTTACTGCTTCACAAAGTATAGATTCTAAAAATAATACTCAAGTTTATTTTGATGGGATATATCAATCAAAAGATAATTATTCTGTTTCAGGAACTACTATAACATTTACTACAGCGCCTCCTAATGGAACTGATATAGATTTAGTACATATTAAAGCAATAGCACTTACTACTGTAGCAGATGGCTCTATAACAAATACTAAAATGGCTGCTGACGCTATTGATTCAGATCAGTATGTTGATGGAAGTATTGATACTGTTCATTTAGCAGACGATGTTGTATCATACGAAAAACTTGGTGCAAGATTTACAGATAAACAAGATATTGCAACAACAAGCGGTACAATTAATTTAGATACTTCTCTTTATTCTATATTTGAAATCACTTCTGCTTTGACAGGAGCTACCACTTTAAATATTCAAAACTTTAAAAAAGGGCAAGTAATTGATATCTTAGTAACTGGAGCGCAAACCATTACAATGGCAGACGACTTTACAACTTCTACTATAAATCAAGCTGGAAGCGGCGTATATGATGGTGCTTCTTCAAACCATATTCAAGTAGTATGTATTGATGATAATGATTCAGATGCAATATTAATTTATTCGGTTGCAACATATACAAGCGACACAGACCCATCTTAAAATAATATAAAATGAAAGGAATAAACTTAAACGGTACAATAAAAACATATTCTTCAGTTCCCAAAACTTGGGGTAATATTCTTGGGGTTAATTATATGTCGGATGAAGATTTAAAAGGTCTTGGATTTTACGATGTTGTAATGCCAGAAACAAAACAATCTGAACAACTTGGGGAAATATATTTTGATGCCAATCTTGAAGTGTTTACATACCCAGTAGAAGCAAGAACATATACACAAACAGTCGCTGAATTAAAAGAACAAAAGATTGCAAATCTTAAAGATTTATACAACCGTGAACTTGCAAAAACTGATTGGTATATAATTCGTGGTCAAGAAGGAACTGCCGTTCCACAAGACATCCTTGATGCAAGAACGGCATTAAGAACTGAATGCGCAACACACGAAACAAATATAAATGCGTTAACAACAAAGGCAAGTGTAATTGATTACGAACTTCCAAGTTTTATATAAATGGGATTAAATAAAAGACTTATTGACCAAGCTGGCGGTGGAATAGTCGCAACAGATAATTTTAATGTTGGGCTTTATGATGGTAATTGTACATCGCAATCAATAAATGCTGGTTTCGCTGCAGATTTTGTGTTAATTAAAAACCGCACTGTTGCCCAAGGTTGGTCTTCGTGGGATACTGTTATTGGAGCCTCAAATGGTTATTTACAAACCCAACTTACAAATGCACTTGCACCAGCACAAAATATGCTTACATTTGATTCTGAAGGTTTTAACGTAAGTACAAACGGAGGCGCATACACTCAAACAAATCGCTGTAGTTCTAGTGATAAATATGTTTACTATGCATTCAAGGCTGGAGGTTCAGCGGTATCAAACACAAATGGTACAATTACTTCTCAAGTGTCAGCAAATCCTGATGCAGGGTTTAGTATTGTTAAGTATACTGGGAATGGAAGTACAGCTACAGTAGGACACGGATTGAGTTCAACTGTAGAGTTGCTTATTGTAAAAGGATTAGAAACTACAAATGATTGGTCAGTACTTCATAAGGATTTAACTAATGGTAATTTCTTACAATTAAACCTTTATGCTATTCAATCAGGTTCAGGAAGTATTTTTGGTAGTCCTACGGCAAGACCAACAAGTACTGTTTTTACGATAGGAAATACAGGTGAATCAGGTACAGTCAACAAGGATTACATCGCCTACTGTTTCCATTCAGTAGATGGATATCAGAAAGTGGGTAGCTTTCAAGGAACATCAGCAGTCGGTAATAAAATAACAACAGGATTCCAGCCACGTTTTCTTATGATTAAAACTTATATTGGATATATAGAATATTGGTACATTTTCGATGCTGCAAGAAATACTTCTAATCCAAGGAATAAACATTTAAAAGCTGACCAAGCTGATTCTGAAAATACAGGTTATGATATAAATTTTGATTCAGATGGATTTACAATAAATACCGCATATTCATTTAATCATTCAAACAATACTTGTATATATTTAGCAATAGCATAAACAATGGAAAATTTTAAAATAAAATAATAGAAAATGGCGCTAACTAAGGTAAAAAATGATCTATTAAATCTAGGAGTAAGTACTGCAAGTCTAAACCTACCTAAAGGCACTACTGCTCAAAGACCTACTTCTCCTGTCGCTGGTATGATTAGAGAGAATACAGATTTAAATTCCTTAGAATACTATAATGGTACAGAGTGGAAACTAGTATTTGCTGAAATACCTCCTTATGATATAGACTATTTAGTTGTAGCTGGAGGCGGTGGTAGTGGATCTGGTGGAACAACTCACGCAAATACAGGTGGCGGTGGCGCTGGAGGATTACTTTATTCTACTGGCTACGAATTAACATCTGGCACTCAATACACAATTACAGTTGGTGCAGGAGGAGCAGGAGGTGTAAGTGGATACACAGATGACGGAAAAAACGGAGTTGATTCTTCATTTGATACTATAACAGCTACTGGTGGTGGCGGAAGCTCTGCTTGGAATGGTTCAAGAACTTATGTTGATGGAGGATCAGGAGCTGGTGGTAGTGGTTATACTAATATAACAAATGGAAGTTTAGGTGGTACTGGCACTATTGGTCAAGGAAATAATGGTGGAAATGGAGATAATAGTAGTCCAAATAGCTCAAATTCAGCTAGTGGCGGAGGTGGGGGAGCTTCTGTAGCTGGTTCAAATGGAAGTTTAGGAACGGGGGGCGATGGAGGAAATGGTACTCAAATATCAATAACAGGTAGTGCTTTGTATTATGCTGGAGGTGGCGGAGGTTCAGGAGAATCTACTGCTGGTGCTGCTGGTTTAGGCGGTGGCGGTGCAGGTAGAGGAGGAACTACAAGTTTAGATGGAACTAATGGTTCTGCTAATACAGGTGGAGGTGCTGGGGGTGCTGGAGGAGGCACAACTGCCGCAACTGCAGGCGGGACTGGTGGCTCTGGAGTAGTAATACTAAGAATGCTAACTTCAAATTATACAGGAACAACCACAGGCTCTCCAACAGTTACTACAGATGGTAGCAATACAATATTAACATATACAAGTTCTGGTACATATACAGCATAGATTATGGCAATTACAAAAGTAACAAACGATTTATTAGATTTAAGTGTTTCTACTGATGCTTTAGCTTTGCCTAGTGGTACAACAGCGCAAAGACCTACAAATCCAGTAGAGGGTACGATACGACATAATACCGAGATAGGGGAAACAAAATTAGAAACTTATAATGGTACTGGATGGGCTACTGTAAATAAATTTGAACCTCCTGTTGCTTCTTACCTTGTAGTCGCTGGAGGCGGCTCTGGGGGGCTTGCTAATAATAATGCTGACCATAATAATACTGGCGGAGGAGGAGCAGGAGGATTACGAACTTCTTATGGTAGCACTTCAGGAGGTGGTTCATCAGCAGAATCAGATTTATTATTGAGCAACGGAACCACATACACAATAACAGTAGGTGGTGGAGGAAGTCAAGGCAATGGAAGCGATTCATCAATATCAGGCGCTGATATTACAACAATAACATCCCTTGGAGGAGGATTTGGTGGTGGTGGTTATAATCCACTCAATCTTCCATACGGCATTCCAGGTAGTGCTGGAGGATGTGGCGGTGGTGGCGGAAACCTTTATAACCGATCTGGTGGTGCTGGAACGGCAGGACAAGGATATGCTGGTGGAACAAATTCAGGTAGTGGAAATAGTAGTTATCCAGCTTCTGGAGGCGGTGGAACAGCATCTGCTGGAGTTGCGTCAACTTGTTGTGCTCCTGGGGCTGGTGGGGATGGATTATCAGTATCAATAATAGGTTCAGCTATAAATTATGGCGGCGGTGGAGGCGGTTCTTACGGACCTACTTCTGGCGGAACCGCTTCTGGAGGTATTGGTGGCGGTGGCTATGGTGCAGCAGGAAGTGGTAATCCAGATGGTGGCCCTGGAACTGCAAATACTGGCGGCGGAGGCGGAGGAACTTGGGGTAAAAGTAGAAGTGGAACACCTCAATGGCCAGGCGGTTTAGGCGGCTCAGGTGTTGTGATTTTAAGAATAGCTACAGCTTCATATTCAGGTACTTATACAGGGAGCCCTACAGTAACAACAGACGGAACAGATACAATTTTAACATATACATCAAGCGGAACATATACCGCATAATAAATTAAATTATGGCACATTACGCAAAAGTTTCAAATGGTATAGTAACAAAAGTAATTGTTGCAGAAGCAGACTTCTTTAACAACTTTGTTGATGACTCGCCTGGAAAATGGATTCAAACTTCTTATAACACAAGAGGAGGTAAACACTACAATCCAGAAACAGGAGAGGAATCTACAGACAAAGAGCCTTTAAGAAAAAACTATGCAGGAATAGGGTACACTTACGATGAGGTAAGAGATGCTTTTATTCCGCCCCAACCTTTTAATAGCTGGATTCTAAATGAGGATACTTGTTTATGGGAATCTCCTGTACCTTATCCTACAGATGGTAAAATGTATAAGTGGGATGAAGAAGCTGGAAATTGGGTTGAACTTGTAATTGAATAAAAATGGCTATAGATAAAATAGACCATCCAGAGTTACTAGAATTAGATTCTAGCACAGGGGCTACTGCACTTCCTAGAGGAACGACTGCACAGCGCCCTGCATCCCCTTCTGCTGGATATATTCGTTTTAATACTACTGACAACGTATTAGAAACTTACAATGGAACCGAATGGCTTACTATAGATACTACTGATTATCCTTACAGCATAGAGTATTTAGTTGTAGCTGGTGGGGGTGGTGGCGCACAATATACAGGTTCTGGTGGGGGAGGAGCAGGTGGTTATTTGTCATCAACAACTTCTTTATCTACAGGTATTATTTATTCAATTACAATAGGTGCTGGAGGTGCTGGAGGGGTAAATACAAGCGAAAGTGTTTCTGGAAATGATTCTTCCATTTTAGGAGGCTCTGTAAGTATAACATCAATAGGCGGTGGAGGTGGCGCAGGATATAAAAATTCTTTTTATGCTGCTAAAAATGGCGGTTCAGGTGGTGGTGGAGCGTATGCTGCAACTACTTCTGGCGGTTCTGGTACTTTAGGTCAAGGAAATGATGGAGCAACAGGTGGCGGTGGTCCTGGAGATGTTGGAGGTGGCGGCGGTGGCGCAGGAGCTGCTGGAAGTGGCAGACAAGGTGGTATAGGAACTTCTTCTACAATAACAGGGTCATCTACATATTATGCTGGGGGAGGAAGTGGTGGTCAATATCCATCTGGTAGTACACTATCTGGCGGATTAGGTGGCGGAGGAACTGGTGGCTTAAACGGAGGCGGATACACATCTGGTACAACAAATACAGGAGGAGGTGGAGGTGGTACAGGTTCAAGTTCTATAGCTACTCAGGGTGGATCTGGTGGTTCTGGAGTGATTATACTTCGTATGCCTACCGCAAACTATTCTGGAACTACAACTGGCTCTCCTACTGTTACAACTGATGGATCGGATACAATATTAAGCTACACTAGTAGCGGAACTTATACAGCTTAAAATACATATAATTAAATAAAATGAATTTAATAAGAAAAATATCAATTGGTAGAGATTATAAAAATGATGCAATGCATTATTCAATTAATCAAGAAGTATTTGGCGGACATACTATATCCGAAATACTTGAAGAAGAAGAAGGATACGTAATATATATAAAGAAGAATGACGAAATATTGCCATGGAAACATTTTAATAAGAATATGGCGGTATCAATTGAATTTAATTTAGAATATTAATGAAACATACACATGCTTATATTGTAGAACCAATTAATGGTAGATACAATAATAAGAAAAATGTTGAAGACAAAGAATTAATATTAAATACATCTATAGAAGATCATAAATTTGTAAATAGGAACGGTGTTATAATTGAAACACCTATTATTAAAGACGAATATGATTTACAAATAGGTGATGAAGTAATTATTCACCACAATGTATTTAGAAGATATTATGATATTCGCGGCAATGAAAAAAACAGTCGTAACTTTTTTGAAGAAAACAAATATTTTTGTTTTTCAGATCAAATATTTTTGTACAAAAGAAACGGTAAATGGTATACTCCAAGCGGTTTCTGCTTTGTAAAGCCAATACACAACTTAAATATGTTTGATGATGCTAAAGAAGAGCCATTAATAGGCGTTTTAAAGCATTTAGGAGACGATATAAAAGCTTTTGGACTACAAGACAATGATTTGATTGGTTTTACACCAAATAGCGAATATGAGTTTATAATTGACTCAGAAAAATTATATAGAGTACCACTTAATTCAATTTCAATTAAATATGAACGCAAAGGAACTGAAGTCGAGTATAATCCAAGCGGGTTATAAGGCAGTACACGAGCTTATAAGGGTAGCAGAAGAAGAAATAATAGTAGATGGCGGTGAAGATGAATTAGCTGCTGATAGATTAAAGAATGCTGCTGCTACAAAAAAACTTGCAATATTCGATGCTTTTGAAATTCTTAGCCGTATAGAAGCGGAAAAGAATATAATGGAAGATAAACCCGTTGAAAAGAAAGAAGCGTTTGGTGGATTTGCTGAAAGAAGATCAAAATAATGTACGAACAGACATTAGTTAAAACCGTAACACCAATTAAACCTAACGTAATCAAAAGATTAAATAGGTATAACAAATGGGAATACGGTTATAATAAAGAATACGATATTATTGTTATCAGCAAAAACGGTAAGATTGGTGAAATTATTGAAATACAGGGATTGTGTATAGCATTGCCACCGCAACCAAAAGAAATTGATAATAATAATAACAGATGGGAACCGCACGAATTTCCTAAAGAATTAAATAACATTAAAAGTATATTTGATTGGGAAACATATCCGGATTCATTTAAAAATAAATGGTATGCATACATTGATAGAGAGTTTACAAGACGCGAAGAAGGTTATTGGTTTAACAACAAAAACATTCCTACTTACATTACTGGTTCTCATTATATGTACTTGCAGCACACCAAAATTGATGTTGGGAAACCAGATTATAGAGAAGCCAACAGACTATTCTTTATTTTTTGGGAAGCATGCAAGGCAGATAAAAGATGCTATGGGATGTGCTACCTTAAAAATCGGCGATCTGGGTTTAGCTTCATGTCATCTGCCGAGACCGTTAATCAGGCTACAATCACCTCTGATGCTCGGTTCGGTATTTTATCCAAGACAGGTTCAGATGCAAAGAAAATGTTTACCGATAAGGTTGTACCAATATCCGTCAACTATCCGTTCTTTTTCAAACCAATACAGGACGGGATGGACAGACCAAAATCAGAGCTTGCGTATAGAGTACCCGCGT